AATAATCCTAGAATAATCAAAGACCACAAATACTATTTGCTTGTTAAGTCACTGCAAGAGTTCCCTGAAATGCTAAAGCTGAGACCTATTGTAGTTGATGAAGATATGATGGTGCTTGGTGGTGATAAGAGATTGAAGGCAAGTAAAGATGCAGGGCTTAAAGAGGTGTGGATTGAAATAGCTGAAGGACTTACTGAAGAACAAAAAAAAGAATTTGTAATTAAAGATAATACAAATTATGGAGAATGGGATTGGGACATATTGGCAAATGAATGGGATAGCGTTCAACTTACTGATTGGGGTGTAGATGCATGGCCAAATCAAGATGATATAAAAGCCGAACCGATAGCAGGGCTGACTAATGATGTTCCAGAGGCAGAAGAAAGTATATGCAAGGCAGGGGATATATGGGTACTGGGCAACCACCGCTTGTTGTGCGGGGATGCGACAAAGAAGGAAGATGTGGAACGATTGATGGATGGGCAGAAGGCTGATATGGTGTTTACTGACTGCGATGTAATTGTTAAACGCTGGGAAGAATTCACCGGGAACAAGGCGGGAAAGTTAGATGGCAAGACCGAAAAAGTATAACATCGACAAAAAACAAGTTCAAAATCTCGCAAGATTTGGCTGTACCAATGTCGAAATAGCAGATTTTTATGGGTGTGATGAAAGCACAATCCGGCACAGTTATTCCGAATATCTGACAAAAGGAAGATCAGAGCAGAAATTGCGATTAAGGCAGCTTCAATGGGCATCTGCTGAAAAGGGAAATATCGTAATGCAGATATTTCTGGGTAAGAACATTCTGGGTCAAACCGATAAGCAAGAAATAGCTTTAGATGCTGATATGAGTTTGGAAGTTCAATTCATAGGATAGTGGAAAACCAACGTGGTCGTATAAAATTATCAAAAGCATTTAGGCCATTATTTAAGCCCAAAAGATATAAGGTTTATTACGGTGGTCGAGGTGCTGGTAAGTCATGGTCATTTGCTTATGCTTTATTGATTATTGCTGCAAGAAAAAAAACCCGTGTGTTGTGTACAAGAGAAGTTCAGGCATCATTGCGGGATTCAGTACATAAGTTGTTAAGTAGTTGTATAGAAGCTAACAATTTACAAAAGTTTTTTACAGTCACAAGAGATGGTATCTGCGGAAACAACGGTTCAGAATTTATCTTCCACGGTCTAAAACAAGACCCAATGCAGATTAAGTCATTAGAAGGTGTAGACATTTGTTGGGTAGAGGAAGCACAGAGGATTAGTAGTGAGTCATGGGATATATTAGTTCCGACGATCCGTAAGAAAGGTTCAGAGATATGGGTGAGTTTTAATCCAAATTTAGAATCAGACCCGACTTACCAAAAGTTTGTAATCAACCATAGAAATGATTGTTTTTTAAGGAAGGTTAATTATGACGAAAACCCTTTCTTAGGTGATGAGTTAAAGGCTGAACTGAACTATCTGAAAGCAGAGGACTATGACCATTATAAGCACATTTGGGAAGGAGACTGTAAAACCTTCTCAGTGTCGCAGATATTCAGACACAAATTCCATATAACAGATTTTGTTGCCCCTGAAGGAACTGTGTTTTATTATGGATTAGACTGGGGTTTCTCTCAAGACCCTACAGCGGTGTTAAGATGCTATGTTTGTGATAACATCTTATACATAGATTATGAAGCAGGCGGTAGGCAGGTAGAATTAGACAACACTTATAAGCTAATAGATTCCATACCAGAAGCAAAAAAATACACAATAAGGGCAGATTCAGCTAGACCAGAGAGTATCAGTTTTATAAAAAGACAAGGTTATAAAATAGAATCAGTGTATAAATGGAAAGGTAGTGTTGAGGATGGGATTGAATTCATTAGAAGTTTCAGGCAAATTTATATACATTCAAGGTGTTTAGAGGTGGCAAGTGAGTTTGTTAAATATAGTTACAAGGTAGATAGAGCAACAGGTGATGTTTTGCCACATATAGTCGATGCACATAATCACTTCATAGACGCATTAAGGTATGCACTTCAGCCAATGATAAAGTGTAAAAACACAAAACCATTAATATCAAAGGTGATAGGGATATGATTGAAAGTAAACATCCACAGTACAAGAGTTTAGTCCAACAATGGAAAAGATGCAGAAATTGCTATCAAGGTGAGGATGCGGTTAAAGCTCAAGGAACAGATTATCTCCCAAAATTGTCCCGGCAAAGCGATGATTCCTATTTTGCATATAGGCAACGTGCGTCATTCTTTAATGCGGTCAAGAGGACTGTAGATGGGTTGACCGGGGCTGTAATGAGGCTTAATCCTGTGATTGAGAATGGTAATGATGAGTGGACTAAGGACATAACTGGAACAGGTGTGCATCTGAACGATTTTGTATTTTATTTGTTATCAGAGCAAATATTGATGGGCAGGCAGGGAATATTAGTAGATCATAATGGAGATAGACCCTATTTGACGGGCTATACGACAGAACAGATACCCAACTGGATGGATGATCGGATTATCCTCAAGGAGGAGTATAGAAAAACCAACCCTGATAATTTTTATGCCAGTGAGTATGAGACTCAATATCGAGAGTTATTGGAAGAAGATGGTAAATATCTGGTAAGGATATGGAAAAAAAATGCGGAACAAGTGTACAAGGTAGCTGAAGAGATATTACCAAGCCAGAGAGGGAAAACATTGTCCAGTATTCCCTTTATCGGGCTTTCAGTTGATGGTATTAACCTCAAGCCAGAAGTGCCTCCAATGTTAGGGTTAGCAGATATGAACCTCTCGCATTATAGGACGAGTGCAGACCTAGAACATGGAAGGCATTTTACCGCCTTACCCACTCCTTATGTAACAGGGGTAGATGCTGAGTCTGAGCTAAGTATTGGAGCAGAATCAGCATGGGTGCTACCAGACCCATCAAGCAGGGCAGGGTATTTAGAATTTAGCGGGCAGGGATTACGCGCTTTAGAGACCGCGATGGATCAGAAGCGTTCCATGATGGCATCACTTGGGGCGCAATTACTTGAAGGGCAAAAAGCAGGAGTGGAGGCAAGCGAAACACTCAGGCTTAGACAAAATAGTGAGATGTCTGCCCTAATGAAGGCGGTTAAGACTGTAGAAAGTGGCTTAAACCATGCGTTTGAATATATGACAGAGTGGGAAGGTGGTAACCAAATAAGTGTATCTATTAATACCGATTTCTCAGATACAAAGATTGACCCACAAGTAATGACAGCGTTAATGCAAGCATGGCAGTCTGGAGCAATCAGTCACGAAACGTTCTTATGGAATCTGAAACGAGGGGAGATTCTACCTTCTGGGGTGGAGATAGAGGATGAGCGAGATCGCATTAATCTTCAGGCAGGTATTATTGAGGAAGATTAGCGGTGGATAAGTTCAACAAGGTAGAAGTTCATGCGTCTGCTGTATCGGCAGAGTGCTTTGAAATGACAATAGATGATAATGAAATACGAAACATTGTCGAATGGGGCGTTGGTGGCAAAGCTGGTGAAGTGACTACGGTCACTATTAAATTTATTGCTGACGTATATCATGACGACTGTTAATGATATAGCGTTAGACCAAATTACAGGTCATAGCGTTGATTTGCTAAGAGTTGATGCAGGACTTCGGGAAAAAATATTAGATGCACTGAATGTACTTGAGGAAAATCTAGTCAAAAAGTTGGAAAAAGCAAAGTTACACGAAGTTGAAAAAACAGCAACACAGAGGAAGAGACTTGAAAAACTGCTCTCTCAAACAAAAAAAACAATAAGCACAGCATACAACGATATTGATAAAATAGAGGATAAAGAACTTATTGATTTAGCGAGGGTAGCAGAGAAACAGGCTGTAAGGACGATTAATACAGCAATCAAGGCCAGCACTTTGAGTGTTGGAATGAGCAAGGAGATGTTAGAGTCTATAGGAAAGGACACCTTAATTACGGGCGCACCAAGCAAAGAATGGTGGCAACGTCAGTCCCAGACATTTGAATCAACGTTCAAGGATACAGTACGCCAAGGGCTATTGTCTGGAAAACCAACGGCAGAAATTGTAAGGGAGTTGATGGGAACAAAAACCGCAAGGTATAAAGACGGTAAACTAGAACCAAGGCGCAGGGGGGCAGAGGCATTAGTTCGGACATCGGTACAGGTGGTAGCAAATGAGGCAAGGTTGCAGACCTATGAAAATAATAATGACATCGTAAAGGGAATTGAGTGGGTATCCACTCTTGATTCTCGCACCAGTCCTATCTGCCGGGTACTCGATGGGCTGATGTGGGACAACGAGCGCAAGCCCATAAATCATTCAAAGAGCTTCCCCGGCGCAACCGCTCATTGGAATTGTAGAAGCACACAAGTTCCCATTCTCAAGTCATGGGAGGAGTTGGGGGCAAAAAAGAAATTTAAGGAGATACCAGAAGGAACAAGAGCCAGCATGGATGGACAGGTATCTGCTAAAGAAGGTTATGAGGATTGGCTGATACGACAAGGTAAGGAAAAGGGCGAAAAGTTCCAGAAGGACATTCTTGGTAAAGGCAAATGGGAGTTGTGGAAAGCGGGCAAGGTTGGGTTTACTGATTTAGTGGATCAGACAGGAAATCCGGTTTCGTTAGAGGTGTTGAGAGAGAAGTTAGGGATTGAGAAGGCAGGGGGGAAGAAGTTAAAGTTATCAGTAGCGCAGAATCAAGAGGCTTTGTCATCTGCGCTAAAAGACTTTGAATCAGTCACCTCTGCAAACCCTCTTGGGGGCAAGGCAAGGATTACGCAGGACGGTACGGCCATTGTTAAGTTAGATTCATTTGGAGATGCGGTGTGGATAGACGAGATACGCGCCATAGAGAAGGGAAAAGGCGCAGGGGCATCTGCGCTCAGAGAGGCAAAACGGATAGCCGATAAGCACGGCGTACCGCTAAGACTGAATCCTAAACAGATAGGGTTTGATGGGATGTCGAGCAGTCAGTTGCGAGATTGGTATTCTCGGAACGGATTCAAAGAGCTTCCTGACGGGTCAATGGAGTATTTCGGGGAGAAGGTAGGGGGGACGCAGATCGGAGGTGGATTTGCTAACTCAACTCTGGAAAAGATGTGGCGCGGCGATTCTACCCCGCAATTGCAACGTATCTTGAAAACCTATGAAGATGATTTGTATAAAGCAGGGAGTCGAGAGGGGGCTTCTGACCCACGGGATTGGGACAGATGGGTAGAGCATAAAAAGTTCATTGAAGATGAATTGGCAAACCGAGGGGCAAAATTAAAACCAAAAGCGGCGAGAAAGGTTGTCCCTGTAACCCCAGACAAGAAACTGACAGATGAGGCATTCAAGTATTACGGGGAAACCGGCATGGCATCTGATACCGGGTATATCATGGCAGACGGTAGGCAACTTGATCTGTCTGGGGCTAATCAAGGCGGCACTCCGGGGATTAGGGCATTAGACCATAGGGACGTTACTAGATTAGAGGGAATGAAAACCCCCGGTGATGAACCGACTAAATCAATGTTTGAGTTTCAGAACCGCACTGGAGCGATCAGGACTCATGTTTCAAATAAGAATGTTTATGTGTCTTTGACCACCAAGCCGACTGATGAGGCATTTGATAAACTGATGCTGCTCGTTGAGGTACGGGGAGGGGGGCTTGTCCTTGATGTTGATAATGGAAAGACACTGGGTACGATAGCAAGTAGAGAATGGGATAAAGTAAAACCCTCAGAGGTGAGAAGGTTTATTGATGAGGCATTAGGTCGGAAAAGTTTGAAAAGCAGATACTTTTTGGGCAAGATCAGATAGTTTAACGGGCAATCGGAGACTAAAAATGAGCGAAGAAATCACATACACAGCAGAGCAATATGAAGAGATTAAAGGGAAGTTGGACGAGTTTCGTGGAAACAATGTGAAGCTGATGAAGGATATGGATGCTTTGCAGAGCAAATTTGCTAATGTAGACCTCGATCAGTATGCGAAAATGATGCAGAAACAACGAGATCAGAAAGACAAGAAGCTAATTGATGCTGGCAAGATTGATGAACTTGTGGAAGAGCGTACCGCCCGCATACGGAAAGATCACAATAAAGTCTATAAAGTTTTGGAAGAAGAGAATAGTACATACCAAAGACAGCTTGAAGGGTTAATGATAGATTCCGCAGTTAGAGATCAGGCATCCAAACACGGAGTTTTGCCTACAGCAACCGAGGATATCTTGTTGAGGGCAAAGGCAGTATTTAGGTTAAAAGAGGGTCAGGCAGTTCCAATGGATAGTGATGGAAATGTAATCTATCTTGCAGGAGCTACTGAGCCAATGGGAGTGGACTCATGGGTAAAAGGCTTAACCGAAACGGCTCCGCACCTGTTCGCCTTATCTAATGGAGGCGGTTCTCAGCATGGGTCTGGTGGTGGAGAAGATGGCAGTAATACTGTGACGAGAAAAGAGTTCGATGCAATGACTCAGAAGGAAAGGTCAGGATTTTCGAAGAAGGGAGGAAAAGTAGTTGACAACCATTAGCAAATGAACTAAAACTACAAGTGTGGCAGAGTCACTTTTGTGGATTGCAGCGCAATCACAGGCAAGAGGACTCTATGTCCTCGGAATACTTTTTTTAATTATTTGAGGACATATCATGGCAAACACACTTACCAACTTGGCTGGTGATATTTATAAGGCAGCCGATACAGTTGGACGAGAACTTGTTGGGTTTATCCCATCATCAACTATCAATGCAAAAACTGCGCGTGTCGCACTAAACGACACAGTACGTTCACATTTCACACGCTCCGCATCTGCTACAAACATCACTGAGTCTATGACTATCCCGCAAGGGACAGACCAGACGATTGATACCAAGACGATGACGATTGATAATGCTCGCGCAGTTCAGATTCCTTGGACGGGCGAGGATATTCAGCACGTCAACAATGGGTCAGGGTATGAGACTATTTATGGTGATCAGATTGCTCAAGCAATGCGGACTCTTACCAATGAAATAGAAGAAGACCTCTGGCAAGCTGCTTATCGAGGAGCGTCAAGGGCTGTTGGAACCGCAGGAACAACTCCATTTGCAACAACTTTCGCTCTAGTTGCTTCAGCAAGACAGATTATTGCTGATAATGGTGGTGTGACTAATGA